TGCACTTCTTCTCTTATGGTGTTGCCGTTTGGTTGAACCTGACGCCTACAGTGTTGTTCCTCGCCTTTGGTGACTTTCCCGGTCGAGGTGTAATAGTCGATGTCTGCTTCCATCTGATGGCGTTCGTCATTGTGTGGCGAGCAGTCGTCTTCCTCAAAATCTTCCGCAGAACACACAACGGGAAAGGAGATGACTTTACACCGCATCACTTTTACGAGAAGGACAACTGACATGAATTTCAACAAGTTGATCTGGGCCATTCTCGGTGCACTGTTCATGGGTACGAAGGGGTTCCTCGACGATGGACATCTGGATGTCTTCGAGACCCTGACGACCATCTCGCTTGCGCTGGGTGCCCTCGAGACCTGGCTCGTCCCGAACACCGAACTCCTGGCGACTGCGAAGACCTGGGTGCACGCCGGCCTGGCTGGCATGGGTCTCCTCATCATGGCTCTGCCCGGCGGAGTGACCGGATCGGAGTGGTACGACGTTGCCATCCTGATCGGCACGACTGCAGGTGTCTGGGCCATCCCGAACCAGGTCAAGGGAACTCCCACAGGCGTGGTCGTCCGTGGCTAACAAGGTCCGACTTCGTGTCGGTCGGCCCGTGAGCTTCCTGGCTACAGTCGGTGGCATCACGAAGTGGATGCCTGCACGTGTGGCCACGGTCGTTGACTCGACACACGTCACACTGAAGACGAAGCAGGGCGTCAACCTCAACGGCAGTGCATCTACACTCAAGCACTCCGGAACAGGTAGCGCCGTCAACGTCTGGCGTGCCTATTAACACCAAGCCCCTCCGCCAGGAGGAATAAGGAAGCCCCCTCAGTTGCCGTTACGGGCCGGCAGGTTCACACTGAGGGGGCTTCCGCCTGTTTACCTGTTATGCGTCCTTGAGGCGTAACAGGAAGTCACGTCGCTTGAGTGGGCCATCTGTCAGCCACTGCAGCGTGTGCGCAATGGCGTCATTCATGTGGGTGCTGCCAGGAGTGTACAGTCCGAGAGCCTTCAGCTTCGAGCCGTCACGCTTGCTGGTTCCGGGGACTCGAGGATACCAGAAGCCCTTGCCATCAGCTGCAGTCTGCGCCTTGAGGTACATTGAGACCGAAGGGTTCGTCATCTGGTAGTACAGCTTGCAGACACCAATGTACTCCTTCGAATCGAGTACAATGTTGTCTCGCTGCTTGCCCTGACGGAATTCAAACGACTCGTAACCCAAGACGAAGTTGTCTGCGTGGAGAGTACCGATCAGGTTCCACATCTTGTCGTGATGGTCTCCTGGTCCGAGCTCTCCTGCATTCCACTTCTCACCGTTCATTTCGACGACAGGGTCACATCCCTCTTCCCTTGTGACGATGATGTACGTCGAGAAGCAACACCACCCAGTTGTACCTCCTGGATCGAACCACAACACGTTCAGACTACCTGACTTTAACATCTTCCTCCCCTCTCGGTCGAAGGTGCTGGATCTCCATCTCAGGACATTCCTGCTGCAGTACACGTAGACGCCATTGCACTTCTTCTACCGCAGGCGTGCTCCAACTACTCCACCAGGAACCCTCGAGGATGATCAGGAGGTCTTCACTGCCTGCATAGCCTGCTAGACGTTCGGTTCGATTGGCGACACAATAGCTGAAGCGCGGACGAAGCTTGTACTGGTCGATCATCTCTTGCGGGTACTTGTCATAAAGCTTGCGGAGGTACTGCTTCTCGATGAAGCGTGCAGAAGTGAAATCAGCCGCAACTATTAATACTCGGGCCTGGGGTTTCTTTGACATAATCGCCACCCGCGTCTAACTTGCTAGTCTAACTAAAAGGATCTTGCCCCTAGCTCCTTATATTAGAGAGCGTGGTTTTGTTTGTCTAACTAAGTCTAGTAAGGTCTAACTACGAGTCTGAGGAGACTGTGCTAGCTTGAGCTGCGATCTTCTTGTTCACGTCATCGAGCTCGGCCTGAAGCTCTGCAATACGTGCTTCCAGTTGAGCCCTACGCTTCTGGAGTGTGGTCTTCCCCTTGGTGACCACTTCCAGGTTGTCTGCCTGCAGGTTGAGCTTGTCTGACGACTTGAAGCGAACAGACTCACTCGGTAGAAGAGGCCTTCCGAGGATCTGCTCTTCCGCAATGATGTGGTGAACGAGTCGCCATCCGCCTTCGACCTTGCGGTACTTGTATCCGTTCGCGGCGATGTACTCTTCGCCTACTGGAGACTTCCTACCTCTCATCTGTTGTACCTCCGTTCGACTCCGAGAACGTTGAGTGCGTCTTCGTATAGCCTTTTGTATTCCTCAGGGTGGTTGTGCCTGAGCTGCGCCAGAGCACGACGAGCCGCTTTGTCCCTACGACGCTCTCGCTCAACGTATTCTGGGTTGTGTCGTCTGTAGTCTGCTTGTTCCGACGCAGTAGACATAGTAGGTCTCCGTACTTCTTATCCAGCCAACAAAGGGTAGCCCCCGTGGCTTGTAGCACCAAGATGATGACAAGCCACACCCCTGAACTCACGCTGCTACACCCTCCGGTAGGATCAGGTCTTCCATGTCTGCCCAGTTCTCGCCTATCGAAAGATCAACGGCAAAGGGGACGTAGTCTGTCCACTTAGCTCCTTCCTCCACCATGACCTCACGGATAATTCGACCGACCTCAGGTGCGTCCTCACGTGCGCACTCGAAGTAGAGAGCGTCATGGATTGTGAGTCGTAGCCACGCACGTCCTCGAAGCAGAGGTCGCAGACGTATGAGGGCAGAAAGGCAGATATCAGAGGCAGTAGATTGAGGCAGGAAGGACAGAGCCTCCTTGAGTACGTCCTTGCGATTCTCTCGAGTAATGAGAGCAAAGCGTCGGTGTCGTCCGAATGTGGTGACAAGATCTTCACCTCTCAGGACTTGATTCTGCACTTCGAGCTGCCACGCTCTAACGTTCGGGATGAGGTCCATGAAGTCGCGGAGGCCTTGTTCAGCCTCACGTACAGACATGCCCCATTCCTGAGCGATGCTGTAAGCCTCCCGCCCATAACCGAGACCGTAAAAGTAGGCCTTGACACGAACCCGCTCATCCGCGGACAGCTTGTCCGACCGCCTATACAGATCCCGTCCAAGTGCATCGAACAGGTCAGCCTCAGGGTCACGGAAGATACCTGCCAGGTAGTCGTCTTGGGCTAGCGTGCAGATGACCCTACCTTCAGCTTGCTTGTAGTCAGCCCCGACCCAGACGTTGCCTGGCTTACTAACCACGAACTGTCGCTTGATTCGCTTGGCGCGAATGATGTTCTGAAGGTTGGGGTTCCTCGACGCGAGGCGTCCTGAAGTAGTTCCGTGTAGGGAGTAGGTAGTATATACACGCCCACGATAGAGTCGAGAAGTGATACCCTTGACGTAGGTTCCGTACTCCTTGACCTTCTTCCTGATCGTCAACATCAGAGTGAGGAACTCCACGACACCAGGCTTCTCGTTGAGCTTGAGTCGCTCCTTGTTCTCGAGCAGAGACTCCAGGGTGTCTGCAGTAGTGTCCTTGACATGGATCTCTCGAGCCTTGAAGTACTTCATCACCTGCTGAGGCGACCGAGGATTAATCCCTCCACGCTTGTCGTACTCTTCACCTTCAGGCAAGGTGGCGTCGAGCTGGTGCTCCAGGTCAGTCAGCTCCTGGATGTACTCCTCGGTGAGCTGCGCGTTGTACTTCAGATCGATCTTCACACCATTGAGTTCAGGGAACTTCAGCTCATTCGCTCCGGCAACAAGAAAGTCGTGGAGCTCTCGAAGTCCCAGACGCTCGAGTTCTGGCTCGTAGTACTCCTTGAGATCCCAAGTGCACGTAACGTCATAAGCATTGTATTTGTACAGAAGTGGTCGGGGGATGTCGGCGTAGTTCTTTTTCTTTCCTGCTCCAAGGTACTTCTGGATCTCCTTCTCATAGTCAGGAGCACCGAGGCGCTCAATAGAGTTCTCTTTCAGTCCGTGGTGCCCTGGGCGTTCGTCGAGGCAGTAGTTCGCCAGCATTGTATCGAACCATATGCGCAGGTCACCAAGCAGTGGATAAAGTCCACCATTGTCGAATTTGCCGTTATGCTCGACGAGCTTCCGAGATTGCAGGAGCCTCTTAAGCAGATCGAGTACTCTTTTGTCTTGCAGTGGCTCCTCGCCGATGACGACGGCTTTCCCTTTTGCATAGCAGATCCCCACGCACAACATCTGGTAGTGGTTGGGGTGGTCGTACGACTCCTCCTTGTCGATACCAGTCTCGATGTCTACTACCAGTTCTTCGAGCTCGGTCCTGGCCAGTAGTTGTTGTAGGTATCCGATGGCTTGCTCGACTTCGACTGCGACGACGTACTGTGGAGGCTGCCACCCTGTGACGTTGTGGATGAGCTTG